CGCACCAAGAGTGTCGAGGTCTTCAAGCACGCCATCTACAGCAATGTTGACCGTTGTGTTGCCGCTTTGGTTTACAGTAAACGTCTGGTTTGAACCACTGATACCCGCACCCGGAGCAACAGTAATTGTACCGTTTCCGGGAGTAGAGGTCTGAGAATCGACGTAAGCCTTAATAGACTGCTGCGTAGCAAGAGCCGTAGCAGAGTCAGAGGTCATGTTGTCCTCGTCCTTAATCTCTACGAGGGTGGACGGGCTGCCACTAGACCCAGACACGTTACCAAGAACCCGCAGGTCGGCGATGTCTGCAAGACTAATATCAACGTCAGCATCCGAGCCAACAAGCACGTTGTTCTGACCTCCAGTCAGACCGCCACTAGTTGTCAAGTCCCGAGCGGCTGCCGTTGATGCAAGGAAGTCACCTGTTGCAGCAAAGGCCGCCGTTCCAAGGTTCATCTCACTGATGCTCAAAGCACCAGAACTACCCCCAGAGTCGGCGGATGTTACGACATTAAACGTAGTCCCGGAGTTGCCCGACGTAATGTCAGTGCCAGCGGCCAGCGTTGCTGTAATAGAGCCAACCGTAATGTTAGCGTCTTGAATTAAGACTTTTTTCCATGTAGCCATAATATTATGTTTTTAAGTATGCTTTCGAAAGTGTTGTAAATATAGAGAAAATTATGATGATACTCCAAAATAGAGATTATCATTATCGTCAGCATACATACCACCATCGAAAGCAGCCGGAGGTGTGCTGAATTGTTTAAACTCAACAGTACCGTTCAATTTAACTCGTCCAGTACCGTTAGGTGTAAATTGTATATGTCCATCGGATTCTGTGGTGGTTATGATGTGGGCAGTAGACCCGTCATAAACATCTAGATTTCCACCCAACTGTGGGGTGGTATCTTCGACAACGTTTTCTAAACCAGACCCTACAGAGCTCCAGTTAGCTGCATTTGTCCACCCGCCTCCGTTGTATACGAAGGCAGTAGGGCTACTTGTACCTACAATGGCAAGAAACCCGACGACTTGCAGGTTAGTAGACAGATTGTCCCTAGCTGTAGTGTCATCGAAGAATCCAAATCCTTTTATCTGATTGCCAGTCGCATCGAGGATCGGAGCATTCGCATTGTTATGTGATACTGGTCCTGGAAAGATTGGCATTAGAAATCAATTTTTATTGTTTGACCTGATGCGAATGCATCGTCGAACGTGCTTCTGTAAAAGCGGTATGTTGTGGTTACACCATAGTCATTGGTTATATCCTTCTCTACTACTGCTTCGAAGTCACTAAGCACGTCAGTAGAGTTGTTCAGTAGTATTTGGTTTGGGGCACCCCATGCAGATGGGTAGGCCACCCAGGTAAACTTATTTGCAGTGTCCATACCTGCATCTGCTGTGGCAGTAAAGTCTCCTTGTGCTCTTAAGCTATCAAGCGGTGCAGTAAGTGTACCCCACAGTGTTTGTGCTGCGGCATTGTCTGCAATCGCGGTAGTTGTACTAGATCCTACGCGGACTCTGTAGTACCAGTTGAATGATATTGCTCCGCTCGTTATTGTAACGTTAGACCCACCTCCAGTGTCTGTAGCTTGTACTTTGTAGCTCTTAGTAGACTGGACAGTAAGGTCTCGCTCTAAGACAGAGGCAAGAGTCTTTGCCGCGTTGTCATCTGCAAAACCTGACTCTATGCTAGAGTTCCCCTCAAGAAAAACAACAGAGGTATCCCCCGTCTGCGTGTTGTCTGTGATATTGTAGTTGAACCCTTGGAGCCTAAGCCCTTGTCCTACCTCTAACGTAGCACCACTGCTTACATTATTGAACGCCCCATACCCACTGCCTCCAGATGTAGTGTTCTGTAAAGCCCTGCTGACATTAGTCAGGCTGATAGACGTGACGTTGTACTTCTCCAACATGTTCCTAAGGACTGCCTCTATGTCCGTACCTACTGTTATAGGTGTGGTCATATGAGAGAAAGCAGCGTCAGAGTTAGTGATATTGATAGCAGTCTGTATTGCACTGCTACCACCAGAGGCTTCTTCCCAGCTATACGCGTCGCTCGAATACTTGAGGAACCTGCCGTTAGTTGGGGCAGGGATATCATCTAAGTCTTCTAGCTTGTGGGGGCTAGTCAGGAAGAACGCGTTTAGATTGGTGACAGTGGTAGACAGGTCAGAGCCCCATAGCGTGGTGCCGTCTGATTTGTAAATTGCAGTGTGGGCTAGCCCGATAAATACTTTGGTATCTGCAGGTGCGGCTATAAGATTTACGGCACCACCTTCTGCAACAGCGCTGAGCTCACGAGTGCTAAACTCACGAACTCCAATAACGCTATCGTCAGATGCGAGGGTGATTACGACATGCTCACCACCTTTTGCCTGTATCTTATATTTATTAGCCATCACTCAATTCTTAACGTGCCCGCAGTTACTCTTGCTCCCGTCAATCCAGGGTTACCAGATTGGATTGGGATTCTAATAAACACAGTGCCAGACTGCACACTACCAACCAGAGTCGTCTCATCGCCCTGGATCTGAGTGCTGTTGCCTGTGAGGGTGTAGGTAGTGCTACCCACAATAGTTTCCTGTGCAGTGTCATTGTTGACCAACACAACCTCAACGTCAAGATCTCCTGCACCGTCGTCGTTGAACTCAACAGTGTAGGAGTAAGTCAATGTCATAGACGAAGCAAGTCCGCTCAGTAAGAACTGGTCAGAGCCGTACGTAATGACAGAGGTGCCGAGAACGGTGCTGATCTCGTCACTAGGTGGGTTGGCAAGTTTGACTGCAGCAGTAACACCTGCAGCAATATTCACCGTAGCAATTGTACTAGAGCTCCAGTAGACACTGGTAGTTCTACGCGTAAGATTTGTTGCAGCAGTCTTGGTCGGTATACGATTCGAGATAGGCATACCATCGATGAGGTACTTACCCTTGTCTCTATCGAGAGACTCTCTTCTGTTAAGACCAGCAAAGCCTTCTGCGTGTCTGTTGATGTTCGGGATGAGTCTGACGAACTGATCCATGAACGATTCGTACCCGTCAATGTCTGGGTAGTTAGCTGCATTACGAGCTTGTGTGCAGTAGTATCTCCACTTACCGTCTGCAAACTCGTACCCAATGCCGTTCTGTGACGGGGTCATGTTGCCCAAGAGCATCTTCTTGTAGACATACCAGAACATAGCTTCTTTGAAGCTGATGTCGTCTGGGACCATAGGGTAGCAGTCATCGTCGACAGGAAACGCCATGTAGCTTACGCAAACCTTACCGGTTGGGAATGACGTTTTGATTTTGTCTGCTTCGATGTAGTAGCACCGGGAAGACACCTGATTGTCGTGGATACAGTCAGGGCAGTCTGCAGTCTTGGGGAAGTTTGTTCTGCACTTATTGAGCACGGTTATCCCGTCATCAGCTCCTAGCTGGTTTTCAAGAACCTGCAGCCTGGAGTTGATCTCATTGAGCGTATAGTTAGATGCGGCACTGCCATTAACAATGTTGTCTATTTGCTCTAAAAGGGTATCCATCTGCTGTGAGATGATGATACCCTCTTCGGTTTCGTTAAGTGCAACCTGGTTGATGTAGAACAGATCGTTAGGAAGTGCTGCCTTGTAGTCTTTTGTAGTTATCACACAGGTCTTTTTCTCTAGCTGTGGTGCAGCTCCTATGTGCTCTAACGCTTCTCCGATCCACTCGATAGCATCATCTATCCAGTTATCCGTGTTCGGGTTAATGTCCCGAAAGATCTTACGGATAATGGCCTTACTAGATATCGTCTTATATATTGCCATGTTTTCTGAATCTGAGGTATGCTAGTTCGTCTTCTTTAAGCAGCTTAGTTAACTTCTCCTTGTTCCCCTTTACTCCACGGGTAGGGGTAAACCTGTACGCTGTCTTGTTGGGAATCTTGCACCTGTGCTTTTCCCAGTGATACTTACAGTACCAGGGGTCAGTGTAGTATATAAACCACTTCTCCCCCTCAGGATTGTCCTCGGAGTACAGCGTCTTCCCCTGGGACAATAGTTCCTGTTTGTACTTGTTACTCTCCCACCAATCTATCGTAGGCTTGGACGGGTTGCGCTCAATCCTACGGATAGAAAGGTTTGAGAGATTGTTCTTCATGTTGAACGCACTGCCCTCAAGGATACCGTTTATCACAGCTATGTTGAACGTTTCGCAGATTTCCTTAAACAACTTCTTGCTTATAGGATTCTCGACGGTCTTCGTGTAGCTGCTGTAGATATCCTTGAGAGTGTGCATTCAATTACTTCTTCTTGCCCTTACCAGACTTACCTGAGCGGATCTTAGCGGCTTCTCGCTTACCAAAGTCAGACTTTACGCGTGCCATAGCCCATGCGTGCTGAGATGTTTTAGGACGGTTACCCGAAGACATGTATGCAGCTAAGCCTCTACGATACACTTCTTTCTGTGCAGCAGAGAGACCGGACATACCGCCCCCTTTTTTACCACCTTTCTGAAACACACCTCTGCCTTTTAAGACATCGGCACGAGTTACTTTACCGTCTCCAGTCAGGTCTGGGAACGAGCCTTTAGCGTTTTTTTTTTTACCGCCTGGTTGGTAGGACATCTTCTTACCATAACCTCCCATTCCCATCTTCTTACCTCCGTACATCATGGGTCTGTTGATGTCCTTCTCAAGCTTCTTCATGTCATCAGCAGACACCTTGGAAGCAGCAGTAGTATTAGGCTTACGTTTTGCAGCGCGGTCAGCTTGTCTTTTAGCACGACGGTTACGTCTGTCCTTCATACGCTGATCTGCTTTATCAGCACGTTCCCTCTTACGATCACCTTTTAAACTAGTAGTAGGGGGCCGGGTGCCTGTGGGCTTTGGAGTTGCCGGCTTTTTAATCGTAGGAGTTGGGCGCTCGTTAGAAATCGGCTTGGCCTCTTTTTTCGCAGTAACAGGCGTCATGTTAGGACCACGACTAGTTGACCCAGGAGTCTGTGCAGGTCTGCCTGTTCCACGAGGTCTTCCAGTAGCAGGATCTCTATTCTCTGCAAACGGCTCACGCTCAGGACGATTGGTCGGCCCTTTGCCATATGCTTTGTTAATCTTGTTCTGGTAGTAGTTGTATTCTTTACTGCCTTTAGAATACTCTTTTCTCTTCTTGATGTACTCGGCAAGCTTAGGATCTTTCCTTTTAGCTGCGGCGTACTTTGCTTCATTTCCAGCCCTGGTGCCTACAGGAGTACCGCTATTTCCAGCACTTCTAGGAGGGTTAGGAGAGTTACGAGTAGTCTCTTCTTGCATTTCTCTCCGACGAGCATTTGACAGCGAGTTTGCAGTACGCTCACCAGCAGACTGCATCTTTTTGGGGCCGCCGAACTTTACTTCTTTGCCGGGCTCCAAGAAGCTGCCCTTCTTGTACATTTTCTTGCCTCTTTTCTTCGAGGACTTTTTCATATATGCCATAGTTTCTAAGTTGTTCTTGTTGATTAGCATCTACAACGCCACTTTCGCAGTGCTTTGTTGATGCGTGAATTTGGATCTCTCTGTCCCTTAGCTCCTGTTCTGCTTTTCTTCATGCCACACATACGTGCACAGAAAGATTTACGACGAGCTTTCTTTTTACCAGTAGGATTCTTTTCAGTGACAGCCATAGACAATTTGCTCCCAGGGTTAGCTCTACGGTAAGATGCTATCCCTTTTCTGTTGAGGCCTCCTGATTTACTCTTGCCCTCTTTCCTTTGCCATGCTGGTGATGCCATGATTATTGGGTGTCTTGTTGTCTATCGTTTTCGTCGTCCACTAAGGTACTAATTAATAGCTTAAGTTCACCATTGATTAATCCGGACGTTATAGCAGCTATCATGTCTGCTGGTATAGGGAATGTAGAATCAGCATCGTAGCATGTTCCATCACATGAATCGAGTGCTGCAAGCTCTTCTGGATCTTCGAATACTCCGCGCACATTTACGAAGTCCATGCCTCCTGGGTTGTACACGTAGAGATAATCCTCTATCATGTAAGCCTTAGGCTTATGGGCTGTGAACTTATCGAAGGGTACCCACTGTACCTCGTAAGGCTCGATGAGAGGGATTCTACCTAATCCCGTTACATCGCCCACATGGGTAATAGCATCTTTGAAGTTGAACCTGACAGTTCGTGGAAGCTTCTTCTTTGTACGGTAGACAGGACAGTCTATCGTATTGTGAGAGCATGGGCACTTGCTGGCATCTACCTGCTCAAGCTCAAGACATCCTGCATCTTGCTCTAAGTGCCTGGTTATAAGACCATTACGCATAAAGTCCCTGCGAATGAACATCGCACGGTAATGCTTAATATTGAACTTTATTTGCCCAATAGAGATATTCTCATCATTGTGAGATCTGCCTGCACGCACCAGGTTCAGCAGGTTATATGCGATTTCATTCAGGGTCATCTAACTTTCTCTTTACTTCCAAGAGCTCCGAGCACTTCTCGTACTCTTCGCCCTCTTCGAAATATGCTATTACGTCATCTATTATCAGTCTTACTGTGTCTGGCTCTTTGGGATCGAACGGCAGGAAGACAACCTTTCCAGATTCTGTTTCCTGCAGAAGAAACTCTTCTACGTGTACTTTCCCGGTTAATATCATATATGCATTCTCGTACGCTTCCCCAAGGATTTCTATCTCCTCGAACAGGTCGAGACCGTCGTCTTCATCTTCGTATGGTAGATCATTAAACATTGTATTGAAAATATCCTTCCATTCCCCTCTCTTTACTCCATATATATGCCTGTCCAGTCCGGAGAGACTCGTATCCCATTTGTTTGTGCCACGAATCATTAGGACAAATAGAAGGAACGAAACGGACTTTGATTCCTCGATATTCATTGACTTGTTCTTTGTGGAAATGCCCGCAATGCGCCTCCCTATGAGACGTGGCCGCAAACATCTCCGGTTGTTCTGTTGCCATGATTAAAGGAATGTTTTGGGCCTTTTCTTTATCACCGTGGGTAAACATCAGCATGTTAGTCCCATATCTGTAATACTTCCGAGGGTCGTCACTGTTGTCCACGGTTACGTTAGGATCATTACGATACCATCCGTCGACGACATCTCCTACGTAATACATCCGCTCGTAGTCGTGGTTACCTGAAACGACTATAACATCCACTGGAGCTATCTTCTTTAAATAGTCTATGGTGTAGACCATCAGCTTCCAATAGCCTCTGAAGCTTCGCTTCCAATCCATATAGTCCTGCTGCGGAGTGCCCTTAGTAGTTGTCATGCGCATACCTTCTGAGTTGAGTCCGTCATTCCCTATCGGGAGGATGAACCGCTCTATATCCAGTCCTGCTGCTTTGGCAACTAAGTTTTCTACTACGCGTATGTACTCTTCTTCTTGAAAGTCGTACGGCATAGGAACGTCTACCAACTTGCCGTAATGGATATCCGGGAGAGATATCTCGTATGCTACAGGGTCATCTAATTCCCTGTAAACAATGTCTGGTGAGATAGGAGCGTAGTCTTCTGCAAACTCTCTTACCTCTTCTCTTATGCTGTCAATGTCTGGCTGGTCTGCAGTTACGATAGAGTATCGCATGTCTCCTGCGGCAGTTTGCCAGAACTTAACGCTAGACACAGAAGCCTCACTAATACCATGGGTCTGCAAAAACTTCTGCAGGCTGGAGGTCTTAACGACGTCTTCTCTATCTAGTTTGTTTTCAGATACGTTCTCGTTCCTGAGCTCGTCTCTTACTTCTGCAAGTACTTCAGTACAGACTTGTACGGGAGACTCCAATCTATGCGCCAAAGCCCAGGGACCTTTTTTAAGGTACCCGGGCTTGCTCAGCAAAAATTGTCGTATCTCTTGTCTGCTCTTCATACCACTATAGGTAAGAGTGGCACAACCTCTTCTGGAGTTACATCTTCGGGCAGTTGCCCTTCCTTGATGGTCTGCAGATCCACCTTGATTGCGGTCTGCATTACTTTCTCCAGTTCAGCAAGTTGTGCCTTTCTCTCATCGATTAAGTCTGCGTGTTCTTCTTCTAACTTCTTAAGACCAGCTTCGTCCTCTGCTTCTGCAAGTTTGTGGGCTTCGCCCGACACCTTTACAAACTCATCGGACGGCTTGGCCATCTCTTCATACTGTCTAAGGAGATTCTCCAGCTCTTTAACGTTACGTGCAACGATGATGGAGAAGCGTGCTCCTTTGTGCTTCTTGACTGCTTCCAGTCCTTTGTACAGCTCGATGGCATCAGCCACCTTCATTTCTACCTGATTAAACATTGTGGTTGGTTTGATTTATTAGTTCATCACGATAAAGTGAATCTTTCTTACTTGTGCAGTTGCCTGCGTCGAGGTATTGTTTGCTATGTTGATTATAGCCCGACCAGATGTTACGCTCTGCAGTGACACGTGAACGTTGTCTTCATCTGCGCTGGTTGGGTTCTGTAAGGTAAGCATTATCACGGAGTTTGCAGTTATCTCAGTGTTCTCCAAAGTAAAATTGTGAACTGTCGTAGCGGCAACTGTGCTAGAAACAAGAGTAATTACACCAGCAGAACCATTGCAGGTAACAGAGCTTGTGATGCTGCTAGTCTGTGTGGCTGCTTTTGTTCCAGATGTAAGGATCTTATCAACCGTAGCCTCTGCCAAGACTGTATTACCTAACGTAGGCGTGTCCCCAGTCTCAATAAAGTTACCCTTAACTAATGCGAAAGTAAGAGTATTCGCAGAGTTGTTTTGTGTAATAGCTATGTTTGATCCTCCAACTAAGGTCTTCATCGTAGGACCAGATGTGGTTCCTACTGCGATCTCTAAGTCTGCATCAAGTACGACACTGCTTACCGAGGCTCCTCCTACCAACAAGGACTTGGCTGTAAGACTAGAGAGTCCAGTTCCGCCGTTGGCTATAGGAAGTACAGTAGAGCCGACATTGGCTGCAAGGTTTACAGTGCTCAAGAATGCGGAGCTGCTGTTACTTGCTGCACTGAGATCAAAGCTCCCAATGCCTGCGAGGTTGTTTATGTTGATGTCACCCTGTGTGACAGACAAAGTAAGGTCATTAGTATTCTGTGCCACAGTGATACCAGTGCCTCCCACAATATCTCTTTGCGAGAGTACCCCGAGAGCAAAGCTCTTTACAACGCCAGCACCCGCACTCCCAAGTGTGGTAATGGTTTTGATAGCGGCAGACAATGCTGCGAGTTTTGTTGTCCCCGACCCATTGTCTATCACAAAAAAGTGGGAAGACGTCAGCGAGCCGCTTGCTGTTTCACTAAGACTATTGATAGTTACGTTAGCCATTGTTTAATAGTTTTTAAGGGTGTCTCCCCCTTGAGTTACGATTGTGTCCCCGCCTTGAGTGATTAAGAAGTTTACTACTGCAGGAGATGAAGCTGCGCCAGCATTACCTACAGTAAATGCAGTTCTTGTTTCTATACAATCCCTGCACTCTCTTTCTACGTATGCAATAAACGAGTTGATTAATTTGTACCCTGGCTTCTCAGACGCGTTGAGTTGCAGGCAGTCTTTAGCCTTGTCGTCCTCTGCATTCTTCTGATAGTCCTCCAGGAGATACCCGATGAGGGTTAGCTTGACATTCTCCATAGTGTCACACCTGACTCCTGCCTTAATCTTCTTTTGAAGCGTAAGGTTTCTACGGCTGATGCATAAACGCAACGCCTTGATCTTGTCAACTATGACCTGGTTATTGTCGTATGATGTTGCTGTCTGAGCCATTTAGCATCCGCATGCGCAAACTTCTGTACACAGGCCGTTTGCTTTGTCAAACATAAGCTTTGCGTTGTCGTAGCTACCTTCTTCTTCGGCGGCATACTTAGACGCTTGCAACATCAAAAATACTTTTTCTGCTCTGAGCAGATCTTCTTTGCACTTGTCGCACTTGCAGTGGCATTCAATTGCCGCGTCGACAAGCTTAGCTATACAGCAGTTTATCTCGCAGGGAGCTACTGTAAATAAGGTAGTCATGAGAGTACTGTCTCCAGTGTTCTCATTACTGATTCCATCACTGTCTGCGTCGGTGTTGATAGTTACGTTGTCGTGTAGTTCGACAGATATAACACCCTTGAGCGCAGTGGTAGATGTAGTGGTAAAAGTAAGAACTCCCCCTGCTTCAGTCCAATCACTTGCAGTCAGGAATACTTGTACTGTTTTGCTCTGATCATAAATGTAGATCTTTTCGATCGTAGTTATGTCAGCGATAGCGGCCCCAAACTGGTCTGTTAGGGCGTTGTTTGCAATCCGCCCACTGACCGTTTTGCAGTTGGTGGATACGTTTAAAAATCTTACGTCTTCTGCTGATGCCATTGTGGTGGATTTAAAAAAATAGGGGCAGGCGCAATACCCGCCCCTATTCTATTTTACATTATGTGATTACCAGATAAAGGTCTGCTTTGCAGTAACGTTCGCAAGAGCGAATGCTGCATCGATGTTCGTATCACCTGCGGCCATTGCTGTAGAGCTATCTGCAGCGTAAATGACAGCCTGGTTCAACGTACCTGCAGGAGCAATACCTGAGCTGGTCGGCCAGTTGTGCTCGTACTCAAGAGTAATCTTGTGGTACTGATAGTCGGTCTGGGTCAACCTGCTGGGATTCTGCGGGAGGTACATTCTGTTGAAGTTACCAACGCGGTAGTTAGTGCGAATCTCGTCACCAAGAACCTGCCAGTCGTTACCGACACCGGGCTTGAACACAGTAGTGCTAGCATTAGCAAGGAACGTGCTGTCCGTGAGGTTCTCAACGATCAGCTCGAACGTAACACCTGCATGACGTGCAGTGATGGTAACGTCACCAGAAGAGTTAGACGCCGTAAACAAAGCGTTCAAGATAGAGCTACCAGCGATGTTAGCAACGAGAGCGTCTCCAGAAGCAGTGGCACTGGCGCCTTCAGCGCTAATGTGCAACACCTTGTGAGTGCCGTGCGTGAATGCTCCAAGCGGGAAGTCGAAACCACCACCAGAGAGGTCGATGTAGCCAGAAGAATCCGGATCATGGAAGTTCAGCTGTGCAGTCGGGGCCGTACGGACAACGAACTTGACATCGTATTCTTTGTTGGCAACGAGCGTACCAGCAGTAATTGCATGGCGAACAGAAGCAACAAACGGTTCAAACGTAATACGTCTGACGTTGCGTGAGCTAATGATCGGGCTAGCAATCGGGTTGCCGGAAACACCTTGAACAATTTGGAAATCGTTGTACAACCAGAGAGGGTTTGCCAAAGCAAGAGTATCACTAGCGTCAGCAGCACCCCCAGATTCAATAGAAGCGTCGTAAAGAGCGGTAGCAACGTACGTATCAGTAGCGCCAAGCGTCCAGATACCAGCATCTCCAGCAGTTACGCTATCGTAGTCCGTGCCGGTTTCAAGGTTGGCATTGTTCAGGATAAACACCTGATTTAAATTGGTTCCCATTATTTCTATATTTTTTGGGATTAAACGTCAAATTTATTCACTCTCTAGGACTTCCCTAGATTGTGAGTTATACCTCGGGTCCGATATGGCCTCCAGTATGCTTTGCACTGCCATCTCCACGATCTCTTGATGAGTGTGGGGAGCCAGCTCACAACCTACGCCTAAAGCATTGCTCATAAGCTTAGGTTGTCTAATGTACTTAATATTGACAAATGTAGTGAAAAAACTGTTGTCACTATATACGTCAATAAAGTTTTCCTCCATCGTGTACTTAATGCTGTCATAAGTACTCGTGTTAAATGGGTCACCTAGCAGTGAGAGTATGTCGTCGTGTTGTGCGTACGACATCTTTGCTCTCTGACCCGTTCCAGGAACTGCACTAGTTCCATCGTATGTTCTGTAAACAATTTCGCTTACCGCAGGAAGTGTAACGATTACTTCTGTGTAGGTGATTTCTCCGCCTATATTGTTGTACCACACTGCTGTCAAAGTGCCTGTAGACAAAGGGCCCGTAAACAAGTAGATAATCTCGTTTGAGTTTGCCGTTGGGGTTACCTCATGTGTCGTTAGTGCGTTGATGTTGTATGCGGGAAATGAAGGAGCGTTGTCCGTTGGGAAGTCAGGGTCAGATCCAGCAATAGCTATATCTCCGACTAGGTCAGCGGCATAGTTGTTCTCATCCATCAAATCTTGGTACTCTAGCCCAATGCCTTCTGTAAGTCCGTCGAGACTACTTTGTATAATAGGTGTACCATTTACGCGAACTGATGCTAAGATGTGTCCTTCTATTGGAGGAGTAAGGGACAACTTTCCTACGCTGTAGTTATATACACCAGTACCTGGGGTTACGGCCTGCGTGCAGTCGTAGAACCCGTCATGATACGCATTAACTAGGAACATGTAGTCGTTAGGGAGAGGTGCCCTATCTACTTCGAACCCAGTGATAGACGCCCCGTAGTAGAAGCACTTGAGTCGTGCCTCCACTACTAGGGCTCGTAAATCGTCTATCCTTTTCTGAGATTGCTCAAAGCCATCACGGTACTTATTACCCGTTGGGGAATAGCGTTGCTTGATGAACCGATGCATTGCATTGTTCAACTCGTGATCTATCTCCTGCGGAAGGAGGTTGTCAACCTGGAAGGATGCAATCTTTTGCACCCCAAGGTTAACTGCTATGTGCATCTCTTCTATGGTCATTTAACCTCTTTGAGTTGAGCTCTCATGGCGTTTACTGCGCCAGAGTTCTTTTTGTTGTTAAAATAAATGATGGCATCTGTCATGTTCTCTCCGATGGTTTCGTCACCGTAGATTATCTGGTTACCGATTGTGCGGAGAACTTCCTTCTCTACCATCTCTTCTAATTCTGCACGGACGTCGAGGTTTTTGTCAGTACTATGCTTAACGAAAGCAGCAGGCTTGTCGTTCTTGATGTTGTACATCTGGTTCTCAACTTCCATGTCGGTCATCTTATCAGGGGTAGCACCCTTGACAAGGACACGCATAAGTCTGCGCATCTTATCAAAGTCAGACGAGATCTTGATGAACTCTTTGTCTGCTTCTTTTTTAATCTTTACCTCAGCATTCTTCTTAAGCAAGTCGCGTTGCGGATCGTAGATGTAGAAACGCTTCTGGCCATCAGCCTTCATCTGAGCTTCAGACTCTGCAACTTGTCTATGCTTGAGGCACCACTTGTAGGTGATGTAATCCATGACGTTCTCAGGATTACCTTCCTCATCTGTAGTAATGTCCAGCTCTGCTCCTTCGAACGGAACTTTCAGTGACATACTAGCCCAAAACTCTTTTTCTTGTTTGGGCCATGCTTCGTGTCCGGGTGGTACATCTAAGATGCGGGACAAGAGTTTGTGAGACTCTTCCCCTTCTACACCTCGTAATGGTTGTCTACCGATATAGATACTACCGATTGCAACTTTGGCGCCTGCTCTTATCTCTTTAGGTAAGTGATTCAGGACTTCTTTTCTGCGGATAAATATTTTGCGCATGATTAATTGTTCTTTTGGAGTTTAGAAAGAATAACTAAGTTGTTCTTTTATGAAGAAGAATAACTTAAGCTTTTGTTGGTAAGCGGAGGGGACCACTCATTAGCAGCCCCCTCCTATGCAAACCAAACACAAATTACGATGCCACACACTGGAGGTCGAGCGAAGTATCGAATCTGCGGAGCAGGATACCAGCCGTCTTCAACATGTGTACAGATGCACCGTCTATGTCACTAGCGCGGGTGTCAGTTTCTGCGAAGCCCTTCGGCACAACAGAACCAGCAACACACCAGCGCAACATTTCACGACCCTTCTTATTGATCATCTGGAGATTGTTTTCTCCGTCGTAAGAAGACTGGTCGACAAACGTCATTCTGTAGGATTCCAGCGGCAAGCCAGTCTCAGGGTGCTTCTTAGAAGCCTGAGCGACAGGACCGTGGTCGAACAACGGAACCTTTACCACATTCACGCGGTGACCATCGATGTGGTCGTAGGACGTGAAGTAACCGCTGATACCCAAGCTACGACCGGAACCGGTGATGAACTTAGACTCAGTAGTCTGAAGGTAACTGTTACCGCTGTAGTAGTTACGCAGAGCCTTATCGAACTCACGTGCGCCACCAACACCGGTGAAGAGAGTGACCTGCTTGTCCGTAGCATCAGTCATGCCGTAGAACAAGTCACCAATCACGTTCTCAATCTTCTTCTGGGTCAACGTAGAGTAGGTGTCCTTGTTGATGATCTGCTCAAACAGACCAGGACCAGCAAGAACCGGCTGACCA